TGTCTAACGTGGGCCGTCCCTTATGCACTTTGCAAATGGAGAAGTCCGGGGCGGAACGGGAACCGTTCCCCTATAATCATATTATGAGGATGATGATCGGCGATTGTGTCGAAGTAATCACCCGCATGATGCTCACCATAGCCAAGATTGATGTCACCAGTGACGGTGATGATGTGACAATGAAGGTCTCAGAGACCACCATCAAAGGCTCGAGCGATATCGATATTGATGGCAAGGTTCTGGATATCAAATCCTCCGCACCTTGGGCCTACAAAAACAAATGGGCCAAGGGATTTGATGCTTTGCTTGCAGAAGATGACTTTGGGTATGTTGGTCAGCTATTCGGTTATGCGGATGCCCAGAATAAGCCACCCGGTGGCTGGATCGTTGTAGATAAATCTTCCGGGGAGCTGATGGTGGTGCCTGTCACAGCTACCGCTGATCAGTGCAAAGCTATCAGGGCTCGCCGCAAGCATAATGTGGGGTCGCTTGAAAGTGATGCCGTATTTCAAAGGGGCTTTGAAGCCGAAGACGAGACATTCCAACGCAAAGAAACTGGCAAGAAAACCCTCTGTAAAAGCTGTGGGTTCTGCAACTTCAAAAAGACGTGCTGGCCGTCCGCTAAGTACAAGCCCCAAGCGGAATCCAAAGCAAAGTTCCCTCCTTTCAAGTGGTATGTCGATGCCGATTAAAACATCATCAGCCAAAGCAAAAGGGCGCAAGCTGCAGCAATGGACTGCTAAGCAAATACTGTCCAAGTTCAAAGAGCTAGAGCTCGATGACTGCAAGAGCAATCCGATGGGAGCTCATGGCGAGGATGTGCTGCTATCTCCAGCTGCCAGACGGTTGCTGGGGATCACCCTAGAGTGCAAGGCCCGGAAAAGTATAGCGGTGTACAGCTACGTCGATCAGGCCACGGCCAATGCCCCGAAGGGCATGGAGCCAGTGGTGATCGTTAAGGCAGACCGCAAGCAACCTTTGGCGGTGGTCGATGCGGCCTACTTTTTCAATTTATTAAAACAAGGAGCCCGTAATGGATCCGATTGATCTCCCCAAAAACACACTAGCGATTGCCTTCCAAATAGATATGGAGGAGGGCGAGCTCAGCGTGATGACCCAGCACAATCTTGAAAAAGAAGAGCTGGGTGAGGTTGAATACCAGATACAAGTAGACCTGTTACTCGGTTTGCAAATGATGCTGGATGCAGCTCCCGAGCTGCTGATCAGACAAGGGCTTCTGCAAAGACTTTTAATTGACGCCAAAGACGAGGACGAGTCAGAAATAGTTTTTGAGCCAGATGACGAGCTTTTAGATATCCTTGCCGAAGGCAAGATAATCCCGTTCAAAAAGACCCGGATCCATTGATGGCTAAATGGGCCGAGAAAGGGCACCCGTCTCCACCCCTACATGCAAATATGGTGGACAAGCCGCCGCATTATAACTCTGCAAATATAGAGTGCATCGAGGCTATGGAAGCAATGTCGGAAGGCGCTGATATACCCAGCCATCAGGCATATTGCTGGCAAAACTCTTTTAAATATCTCTGGCGCTGGCCGTACAAAAACGGCCTTGAGGATTTGAAAAAATGCCGCTGGTATTTGGATCGACTTATCAAAAAATTGGAGGCTGAACGATGATCACTCAAGAGGATATTGATGATTGCGCGGCGGATCGGCTGGCAGGAATAATCGAGGCTTTTAAGCAGGTAAAAGACCTGCCTAATGATCCTGCAGACGAGTATTTGGATTGCACCCCACTGGATATGGTCAAAGAATTTGCTCAATGCATGGATCATCCTCTGGATGAGCAATGGCGGTTTAATAGCGCCTTAGAAAATCTCCGCTACAGATTAATAGCCGAAGAATTTGGCGAAGTATCTGATGAAAGTGATGCGGGGAACCGCCCTGCAGCAATGGCGAAAGAGCTCGCTGACTTAGTATACGTTACTTACGGTTATGCAGCCAGTTTTGGCTGGGATCTCGATGAGGCTGTCAGACGAGTTCACGTCAGCAACATGTCCAAATTAGGACCAGACAACAAACCCCTAAAACGTCCAGATGGCAAAGTTTTAAAGGGGCCGAATTATAAAAAACCAGACCTATCCGATTTAGTATTGAGGGAGCAGACATGAAAAATCACTACGGGCCTACGCTGGGTATTTCTGAAGAAATACATGCAATGAAATACCGCTCTGAGGGCGAGACTTTTACCGAAGCTATGACTAGAGTTGCTGAAGCGCTCAAAGACGATGAAGCGCATTTCAACAACTTTAGAACGATCCTTTATAACCAGAGATTTCTTCCAGCGGGACGTGTGCAGTCTGCTATGGGCGCACCGCGCACGGTGACGCCATACAATTGTTTTGTCAGTGGCACTATAGAAGACAGCATGGAAGGGATTATGGATAAAGCTGGGGAAGCTGCACGAACAATGCAACTGGGCGGCGGGATTGGTTATGATTGGTCTACGTTGCGGCCTCACGGGTCATTGATCAGGAGCCTAGACAGTAAGTCCTCTGGGCCACTAAGCTTCATGGGAATCTTTGATGCCGTCTGCAAAACCATTGCCTCTGCCGGGCACAGGAGAGGCGCTCAGATGGGCGTTTTGAGAGTGGATCACCCAGATGTCGAAAAGTTCATCCGTGCTAAAAACAACTCCACAGACCTCACTCAGTTTAACATGTCTGTGGGGGTCACCGACAAGTTTATGGAGGCTGTGAAAGCCGACACTGACTTTGATCTAGTGTTTGAGGGTACAGTCTACAGCACTATTAACGCCCGGGCATTGTGGGACGATATTCTACGCAGCACATGGGACTGGGCGGAGCCGGGCATCCTATTTATTGATCGTATTAACCGCAAAAATAACCTGCATTATTGTGAGAAGATCGCTGCAACAAATCCTTGTGGGGAACAGCCTTTGCCGCCCTATGGGGCGTGTTTGTTGGGGTCTTTCAACCTTGTTAAGTACATACAAATGACGCCTGACGGCATATATGCATTTAATATGCAGATGCTGAAGAACGACATCCCACACATTGTAAGAGGTATGGACAATGTAGTGGATCGAGCGACTTACCCACTGCCACAACAGGAAAAGCAAGCCAAAGACACACGCAGAATGGGGCTAGGTGTAACTGGCGTGGCTAACGCGATTGAAGCAATGGGCCATGAATATGGGTCAGATGATTTCATCCACTGGCTAGAAAAAATCATGGGCGTAATTCGGGACGGCTGCTACATGACTTCTATCTCTTTGGCCGTCGAAAAAGGTAAGTTTCCACTGTACGATGATAAGTACCTAGATTCTGAATTTGCACAAACATTACCCCTTAGTATCCGCGCTTTAATACAGACCCACGGCATCAGGAATAGCCATCTGCTGTCCGTAGCTCCTACTGGCACAATCAGCCTGTCAGCGGACAATGTGAGCTCTGGCATTGAGCCTGTATTCTCACATAGCTACGATAGAACCATCCAGACTTTTGATGGGCCAAGGATCGAAACTGTGAAGGATTATGGCTATCAGAACTTTGGGATCAAGGGCAAAACAACTAATGAGCTGTCCGTATTTGATCATGTAAAAGTACTGAACACAGCATCTAAATATGTCGATAGTGCATGTAGTAAAACATGCAATGTCGGGGACGAGGTGGGCTGGGAAGACTTCAAGCGTGTTTATATGGAAGCGTTTGAAGGAGGGTCATCAGGTTGTACGACATTCCGTGCCAGCGGGAAGCGTTTTGGAATTTTGAATGCATCAGCGGTAGAGGATGTAGCAGAGCCTGATATCGAAGAACCCGACAACTTTATCGAAGAGGGCGGAGCTTGTTATTATGACCCATCCACGGGCCTTAGAAAGTGTGAATAATGCTCACTGCTGACGGTTTTGATGCAGCTATAATTGGTGTGGGGGAGCGTTGTGGCTCCCCCGAAATCATCGTTTATGACGCAGATAAATGCGTGGATATACTTATGGAAGGCGGCATGGATCACGATGAGGCGCAGGAGTTTTTTAGTTATAATACTCTTGGGGCTTATGTCGGGGAACACACACCCATTTACGTTTGGAAAATGGGCATAGAGGAAATAAATGAACGCTAGCCCTTTCACTAAGGTAATTGCTATGGTACTAACAATGAGCTAGCGTAAGCCAGCCAACAAAAAACCCCCCAGAGTTGACTGGAGGGCTTACGTCAGTTAGAGTTGTGGCAGTGAGGGGTTCTTGGTCGTTCTCCGAGCTGCTATATAGACCCGGGGGTTGCTCCCCCGGGTATTTTATTGGACTATTGCGTTCACTGCTTCAGCAGCTTCGCTTACTTCGCCCCGCGCATCCTCTAAAATACCCGGCACACCTTCAGCATCCGTTTCTAGGTCCGTTTTAAGTAGGCCAGATCCAAGGAAATAAAGCAGGGTTTCTTC